AATAAATTAACTCCTGAATATAGGAAAATATTATGTACATTACACGCACAATATTATAATCATAAATATAACGAGCCTTGCACCTGTAACGGAAAAATATACAGAATGTGGATAGCTGACATTGACAGAGTATATGATAAACAAAATACATAAGTTAGAAAAAGCAATAGTATTATTATTAAATTTAGATGGATGGAAATTAAAATGGACTGGAGAGGGAAGTGAAAGCTGGGATGCAGAGGGATTAACTCCTAAAGGAAAAGAATGTGTTATAGAGATGAAGTTTAGAAATAAACACTATAATACAAAAATGATTGAGAAGTTTAAATACGATAAGCTAATAGGTACAGGAAAGGTAGCTTTATATTTTGTAAACGACCCAAAGGCAAACTATTTATTTTGGTTGAATGATATAGAAATGCCTGAACCTGTAAAAAAATACTGTCCTGATACTACGATCTGGACAAAGAAACGAGTTTTAAAACCTGTTTATTTACTTGAAGAAAGTAAGGCTATTATTATAAATAAAAACCAAAATGGTTTAAATAAAAATAATTTTGAAAATAATTAACAAAAATTGTTTATAATTAAAATATTTGTTTTATATTTGTATCGTAGTTAGGAAATAACCTCTACATTAAAATATAAAATATTATGATACATTTACATAATTCAGCAAAACCTACTAAACAAGAACTTGAAAACATTAATAAAATCACACCATTTATAAAATGGAAAAAATTAATGGAAAAAGCTATGGATTACAAAAAAACATATTTACTTTTAAAAAGCAAAACAAGAACAGGTTTGTCTGAAAATAACTTAAATGTTTTAGATGAATGTATTATTTATGAAAAAGAATGCGCTTTAGAATATTATAATAAAGCAGAGAAATTAAAAAAAGAAAATCCTCACATAATAGAATATATAAATAAAATGCATAAATATTAAACAATAAAAAACCTTTAAAACAAACAGGGAGGTGTAAAAGCCTCCCTCATTAAAAAGAAGTATTATGAAAACAATTAGTAAAATTATTAGACAGTACAGAGAAAAAAAGAATTTAATACCATTTAAGACAGTTATTTTAAATACTGGTGTTATATGCCAACATTATAGAAATGGTAAAATAGAAGTAATATAATTAAAATAGATTAAACACCAAGATAACAAGCATTAATTATATACAATGTTATATTTTGTGTTTGTGGTGTATTATACGCAAAAGGGTATAAAATGATGATAAAAACCAACATTATACGCAAAAAGGTATAATAATGCGAGTAAAAACAAATAAAATATGAGAAGCACTCAATTACATTATGAAAACGGAAAAGGGTATGATATTATAGATGTATGTAAAGATTACGCTCTTAACTTTAACAGAGGTAATATAATCAAGTACGTAGCAAGAGCAGGTAAAAAGAAAGATGAATTACAAGACTTACGTAAAGCATTAGATTACTTGCAAAGAGAAATAGATTATTTAGAACAGAAACAAAAGGAATATATTAAACAAAGAATAGACAGATGATAATAAAAAGCGTAAGATTAAAAACAATAGCAATATTATTAATATTCATTGTTATAGGAATTACTTCTTGTACAGATAATCAAAGAGCAAGAAGTTTTGGGGGAACTGAAAAGGTAAAACTTTTACCTAACGAAGAGTTTATAAATATAACTTGGAAAAAAGATAACTTGTGGGTTGTTGTAAGAGATAAAAACACAGGTAATTTTTATGCAAGAGAGAAGTCTTCATTTGGTGTAATGCAAGGAAGTATTGTAATAGAGTATTTAAAAGAAACAGAAAAACAAACAATAGACAAATAGTATGGAAGTATTTGACAACGATTTAGACAATTATTTAGAAGAAAAAGAATTTGAGTGCTATGAATGTGGTGCTTTAATGGATAAAGATATTATGTATTGCAGTAAGGATTGTTATAAAGCATCAATGTTATGATATTATTAATAGATGCAGATAGCTTAATTTTTGCGAGTTGTTATCGTAAAAGATTAACTCCAGATGACAGTCCTTATTATGAGAAACTATCAGATGCAACTGATAAGTTTGATGAGCAACTTATGGGTATTGTAAATGATTTAGAAGAAAACTATATTATAGATAAGGTTCTTATATTTAGTGGTTCTTTAGGTAATTTTAGAAAGCTAATAACAAAGAAGTATAAAGCTAATAGAACAAACCAACAGAAACCTCCTTTATTAAATGAAGTACACACATATGTAAAAGAGAAACATAATTCTATTTATGGTTATGGTGTAGAGACAGATGATATGGTTGCAAGGTACTGGTATGATTTATCACAAGAATTTGGGAGAGATGAGGTTATGATTGTTTCAATAGATAAAGACTACAAACAGTTTCCTTGCTTAATGTATAACTACCATTACAAACATAAAGTAGTTTATGACATTACAGAAGAAGAAGCTATATACAATTTCTATGAGCAAATGATAATAGGAGATACTGCTGACAATGTAAACTATTTTAAAGGTAAGGGCAAGAAGTTTGCAGAAAAGTATTTAGCAGAATGTAATAGTCATTACCAATACACTAAAAAAATGTATGCTTTATTTAAAGAAGTGCATAAAGGAAAAGCAAAACAAAGGTACATAGAGTGCTACAATTTATTAAAATTAAGAACAGATTAAACGAAAAGAAAATGAACGAGATTAAAATGTTAGAGACAATTAAAGAATACGTAAATAATTTATACGGATTAGACATTGAAAAGAACACAAGGAAAAGAGAGTATGTAGATGCAAGAACGTTGTATTATAAACTATGTAAAGATTTAACAAAATGTAGTTTAACTGCAATAGGTAATTCAGTAGGTAGAGACCACGCATCTGTGTTACACGCATTAAATAATACTATTCATTACATAGATGAAGAAGAAATAGTACAGGGTAACTTACACTTTGGTAATGCTAAAAACCTACCAAAACAATCTGCAGCATATTTAGAATACAAAAACAATGAGTTGCAAAAAGAATTAGAAAAGAAAGATGCAGTATTGAGATTGTTGCCAAAGTTAGAAGATATTTACGACAACTTAAATAACTTAACAGAAGAACAGAAACAAAAAGTAAATAGAAGAAACGAGATGCAGTTTGATACTATTGGTAGATGTTTAAATAGAGTAGAAGAAACAATAAAAGTAGAAACAGAATAAGATGAAAAACGATAAGCAATTAGATTATTTAAAAGTAGTATTATTAGGACAATTAACTATTGAAGCGATAGAAGATTTACAGAATACGAATAAGTACAAGCAGAACTTAAAAAATCAAGGCAACAAGTTTCTAAAGATGTTAGAGAATTATGTGCAAGATGACTACAATACAGTTTACTTAAACAACCAAGAGATGACCACAAACGTTTTAAGAAAGATTGGAACGTTAATAGATAAGATTAAAAACTCGGACATAGATGAGTTGGTAATGATTGATGCTATAATAGATAAATACATAGACAATCAAGAATGGTTTATGGAACACGCATCTGCTGACTTTTTAAAATTAGATTAAAATAATAAATAAACAACTATATACTAATATGCAATTAATAAATATTCAAGAGGTTAAACCTAACGAAAACAATCCAAGATTTATAAAGGATTACAAATTTAAGAAACTTGTAAAATCTATTAAAGAGTTTCCTGAAATGCTTAAATTAAGACCTATCGTAGTCAATAGCGATATGGTTGTGCTTGGTGGAAATATGAGGTTAAAAGCGTGTAAAGAAGCAGGACTTAAAGAAGTATGGGTATTGAAAGCTGATGAACTTACAGAACAACAACAAAGAGAATTTATAGTAAAAGATAATGTAGGCTTTGGAGAATGGGATTGGGATGTTTTAGGTAACGAATGGGATACACAACAGTTAGAAGATTGGGGATTAGAATTTATGCCATTTGAAGAAGAAGAAGTTTTAGAAGCTAAAGAAGATGATTTTGATGAAGCACCTCCAGAACAAGCTAAAACTGTTTTAGGAGATTTATATGAGATAGGAGAGCATAGGTTACTTTGTGGAGACAGTACAGACAGTGATACTGTTGATAAGCTAATGAATGGAGAGAAAGCAGATATGGTTTTTACTGACCCGCCTTATGGTAATGGTTCAAGTGGAAAATATGGTAGAGGTCAGTTAGGTGTTAGAACAATATTAAACGATGAAACTTTTAAAGTTGTTGATGATTTTTTTAATTTAAGAGTTTGTCAATCTTATGTATTCTTTTTACAATGGAGAACGTTTAAGGAAGCAATACAAACTTTAGAGAATAATAATTTAAAATTAAAAACTATTGCAGTTTGGGATAAGAAGAATGCTGGTTTAAATGGTGCAGGTGGAATGAGTGAGCAATGGGAAGCAATAATAGTAGCAGGAGATATTAAATATTCAAGATTTGGAGGTAATGTATTTAATGTAAGTAGAGAACAAAAGAAAAGAATAGATAGTCCACATCCACATCAAAAACCAATTCAATTATTAAGTGATGTTTTAGAGTATTTTCAAGATTACAAAAACTTGTTAGACCCTTTTAGTGGTAGTGGCTCAACAATGGTAGCAGCACACCAATTAAAAAGAAAATGTTACGGAATGGAATTAGACCCTAAATATTGTGATGTAATTATAAAAAGAATGATTAAATTAGACCCAACATTAAAAGTAAAAAGAAACGGAGTTATTTGTAATGACTTTGTAGAATAAAATTAATTTAAAAACTAAAACGTTCTTTATTTAATATAAGTATAGTTCAAAGTACTTATAAATCCAAAACAAAGTTTGTTAGTTCTTTGTTTTATTTTAATAAAATTATGAAAGAAAACCAAAACAGAACCGAACAACATAAGAAAGCAATACTTGAAGCATTAGAAAAATCTTTAGGAGTTGTTACAACTGCCTGTAAGATTGTAGGAATAGGTAGAACTCAATTTTACCAATGGTTAAAAGATGATGAGGTATTTGCACAGAAAGTAAAAGATGTAGATAATATTGCTTTAGATTTTGTAGAGAGTAAATTATTTGAAAATATAAAGAATGGTAAAACATCTGAAACTATATTCTATTTAAAAACAAAAGGCAAGAATAGAGGTTATGTAGAAAGACAAGAGATAACTGGAGTAGATGGAATGCCTACTAAATTTGAAATAGAGATTATAAAGCGTGAAGATAAAGACTAATGTAGTTTTTGAACATCTCTTACAATCAGATAAAAAGATAACAATAGAGCAAGGTGGTACAAGGTCAGGTAAGACTTATAACATTTTGCTTTATATTATTTTTAAATATTGTTTAGAGAATACAGGTAAAACCGTTACCATCTGTAGGAAAACATTTCCCGCAGTACGTTCTTCTGTTATGCGTGATTTTTTAGATATACTTAAACAATATAAATCTTATTCAGAAGAGTTTCACAACAAGTCAAACCACGAATACAAACTAAACGGAAACCTAATAGAGTTTATATCTTTAGACCAACCACAAAAGGTAAGAGGTAGAAAAAGAAACTTACTATTTATAAATGAAGCTAATGAATTAGATTACGAAGATTGGCAACAGTTAGTGTTTCGTACAGAAGATAAAATAATAATTGACTTTAATCCATCAGATGAATACCATTGGTTATATGACAAGGTAATACCAAGAGATGATGCAGATTTTTACATTACTACTTATTTAGACAATATGTTTTTAAATAAAAGTATTGTAGAAGAAATAGAACGTTTAAAGGACACAGATGAAACGTATTGGCAAATATATGGTTTAGGTTTAAAGGGTATTTCTAAAGCTACTATATTTAATTACACAGAAGTAAACCACATACCACACGATGCAGAGTTTATAAGTTATGGAGCAGATGCTGGATATTCAAATGACCCAACTACATTAGTTTCTGTTTATCGTAAAGACCATAACCTCTATATCAAAGAACATATTTACCAAACACAAATGACTACTTATGATATTAGCAGGAAGTGGAAAGAGATAGGAATACAAAGAGAAACAATATACTTTGATAGTGCTGAACCAAGATTAATCGAGGAGTTAAGAAGAATGGGTTTTAACGTAAGACCAAGTTTAAAAGGTGCTGATAGTATAAACGCAGGAATAGACCTCTTAAAACGCTTTAAAATACATATAGAGAAAGATAGTCATAATTGCATACAAGAGTTTAGGAACTACAAATGGCAAGAAGATAGAAGTGGTAAAATGATAAACAAACCAATAGATAAAAATAACCACACTATTGATGCAGTTAGATACGCTACTTATTCAGTATTAAGCAAACCTAACTTTGGTAAATATGCTATCCAATAAAAATAACCTCTACAAATCGTAGGGGTTTTTTATTTATAAAATATTTAAAAAATAACTATATACTTATATGAAAGTTGAATTAACAGTACCAAATAGTTTAAACGAGATTACTTTAGGTCAATACCAAGAGTATTTAAAATTAAAAGATTTAACAGAAACAGAA